TTCCCCGCGCTTTACTATCAAGCTCAGATAGACTTTGAGCAGATTTGCCAAAATTTATCCCGGTCGCCTTCTTAAATGTTTCGTTTAACTTGGCAAAAGTCCCGAGGCTTGTTCTAGCGTTACTTTCGAACTGAGTGTTGTCCATCCTCAGCGAAATAAGTTTATCATCAATCGGACGACTCATAGTTCGCTAACCTCCTTTGCCACAATGTTTTCTGCCAATCTAAATATGGCATTCATTGCCGTCTTAATGTAAGGGTTTGGTGGAACATACCCACCAGTACCGGTACCGTGCCCCAATTCAATTAGTCTGGCTATGTTGAGCGGTTCTTCAGGGTGTCCCCTATTGACAAAATATAACTCCGCATAACCCTTAGACACGTTGATATCGTAATCCCATCCCATTGCGGTTTCACCGGTTTCGCCCTTTGGTGTAGCAAGTTGTAGGGCATAAACACCTTCTTTGCCTAACTTTTTAAGTGTTCTTGTCGGATTGTATTTCGAGGCTTTCTCAAGCCATTGGATTGCGTATTTGTAATCCCCTTGGACGCTTACGTTCATCCGCAAAGAAATCACCCCCTACTCTTTAAAAGTTCTCTTCGCTGGCGGTTTAAGTCCGTGTTCTGTTTGTAAATATCATTACGGGGCATCTTAGTCTTACCCCCGGAATTTATCGTGTTTATACGGAGTAGTGCCATTAAATTATTAAGATGCCACTCGTCGCAAGTATATGGAACGGAAGAAAGCGACATCATAGAATATATACTTTCCGCAGTGATTCTACCACCTTTTGCGCTATTAGTTTTACCAGCTCCCGAAATCGTGGTGGCGGTATGCGGGTCTGAAATGTATAAATGCAGTGTTTGACACACATCGTCTGTTAGATGCCATTCGCTCGGTTCTTTCCCGATTGCCATGCACCTATAGTAGTATAGCCACTCCTCTTCAACGAGTGTGGACGAGAGGAACGGTTTATGGTACTTAGACTCCCACTTCATGACAGCCTTAAGGCTATGCTCGAAAATGTAAACTCCTCCGGGAACAGAGAAGAAGTCTCCGGTCTCTTCATCGAACAGCTCAACGTCGGAAACTGTGATTTCTAGCATGAATTCCTCCTAAAAATAAGAGGGGGAGTATAAACTATACCCCCTCCCATTTAAAATATTACTCGGCAACCGTCATCGTTGGTTTAACCTCTGTCTTGTTTAAAGCCCCGACACCAGCCGCAAATTTCTTTAACGATTCTGGATCAGTAAGCAACTCTTCAAATAAAGAAGCGTATGCTTCGGAGTATTCGAACTCCTTTGTGGCCTCAGGGGTCTTAATGAAACTTTTCCCATTTACAGTTTTAATCCCATATGCTCCTAGAATAATGTCTTCCATCATTCTTAGAACACCTTCGACGTCGTCTTCGCGCGCAATACGAAGAATATACTCGTCAATAGCTTCTGGAGAGTACTTAGCTTGTAATCTTGTTACTTCAGGAAGTGACAAGTGGAAATAAAAGTCGTCTTCTCTTTCGATACCATTAAAATCGATGTATTGGATCTTCTTCTTAATCATTAGTTAGCCCTCCTATTGGCTTTTGTAACCATTTTGAATTCTTACAGCTGCTTAACCAGCCGGTGCGGGGTCAACCAGCTCCATAAGCTCGTCAATGTCCGGCAGACGTGACTCAGTCGCTTCATCTCCATACAGAATCGCTTTAATTTCTGTAATCTTTTCCGGAGCGAGTTTTGTCGTGTCGATGGCGACGTATGCGGTTGGTTTGAAACCCTCGCGTGTGACCTCTTGCGGTACAGTCGAGAACTCCCAAGAGAACAGTAATGCATTCGGGTCTTCATTTACGGTCTCATAGGCTCGCTCAGAAGGAGCAACCTTAGCACCATAGATGACATGAATTTTCTCGCCAAAGGACATACCTTCGGTATCGTTTCCGATAATGGTAGAGTACACGAGTCCAAACGACTTTCGCTCTTGTTGTCCTAGATAGACCCCAGGAATGACTTCCTTACTACCATCGCACTCCATGAATTCATCGGGGTACGTATACGCTTCAATGGATCCTTTGAAGTTCTCCGCACTTGTTAGTGACAAGTACTTTTTGTTGTTTGCATAAATCGGTGATTCATCGGCACCATCCGGAGATTGTTTTACTGAGGAAAGGCCATTCCATGCCTTACCTTCGTCATACGTCCCAAGATTATTAATCGGAAACAGTATACCCTTCGAAGTACCTGTTTCAAACTGACGTTGTCCTACGGCATCCCATACTAGTTTAGCCATGAGCTTTTACCTCCTCAAAAGTAAAGTCTTAATGTTGTGTGGTTTAAATTGTCCTTAACAAAGTAACTACCTATAGAGCACATCTGCAGGCCTTTACTAACGTTCTTTGCAATCTGAGACTCGGGGTCTCGGTCTATTACGGTAACCGAATACTCATCGATTCCGAAATACTTTTGGTTGTTTGCTCGTCTTTCGAACTCATCTGCGTATTGGTACACAATACAAGGATAAGTTAGTTTGATAGACGCTGGTGGTTGAAAGTAGACGTTGTCGCACCAGCCTTTTAGGAACGTGTGTAGAACTAATCGCTTATCAGCCATTATACTCGCCCCCTACCGTGAGAATAAGTCTTGGTCTCGCCACCTCTACTGAAGATACTTTCCAACGTATCCCGTCGATTGTTACGAACTTTAAAAACATATAATTCTCAAATGCGTAACGATCCCCTAGTAATGTAATACGATTGTTAAGGGAGATATCGTCGTTAACCTTATCGCTACCTTCGTAACGTTTAGATTGAGACAAGATATCCCCTCTCATGAATCGTACTTGCTCAGATGGCGTAAATATACCAGGTCTTGTCTCTACAGATTTTACATACCCTACCTCTCCAGCATACTTAGCCATTCAAATACCGCTTACGGAGTTACTGGTTCTTCTTCGGGTGCGAAGTGGATCGCAGACTTCGGAACAGTCAGGGCTCCAGAAAGACGGGTTTCAACCAAATATGTGTACTTGTTGAAGTCGATGTCGAAGTCGTCAAAGCTGGTGATTTCGCCACCCTTTGAGGATCCAACGGTGTAGTCAGCAAGGTTTACGGCCAGAGCTCCATGACCAGTCATGAACGTTGTCGGCACGATGTCGCCAATATCCATATGCGCAGCAAGCGCTGCATTGGTCGGGAGAGTTCCGGTCAAATAACGACCATCGGTGCCTTTCAACAGTTTAACGTCTGCCAACAGAGTGCGGTCAATAAACAGGGTCGGGTTACCGGAGCCTTCGTACTCTGCCATAGCCTTAATAACCGCTTCTACGAAACCGGCGGCATCAGGATATGTCTTCTTAATAGTATAGAAATCAGCATCGGAAATGATCGGTCGAATCTTGTCTTCTTTAACCTTATCTGGAGAAGAAATCTCACGTCCATCGCCAACCAGAATCGCACGTGCAATTTCCTCTTCGAGTTTATAGCGCATTTCACGGTTGATATAACGAACGACGTCGAAACTTGTAATATCAACAATGTCATCTCGGTCTAGTTTTTGCTTCTTATAGATCGTTGTGGGGCTTGTCTCGCGCTTCATGATCGGGAAGATTTGCTCTAGCTTTTCGCTACCTTTAATATAACCTTTGGCTCGGGCTTCATCAGCGGTCAAGTCTGCAGTCATTGTTTTAATATTGGCAAACGGTGATTTACGCACACCCTCAATGATCTTTCGGAAGCCAGTGTTATTGTCGACGATAGCTCGTGGCTCGTTATCAAGATTGTGCGCTTCGGGGAATAAGTACTCAATATTAGTGATGCCGTGCTGAAGAACACTTTCGGAGTAATCCATCAGATAGTCACGGAATGAGTCTACTTTACCGTCCTTAGCCGCAGCAAGAAGAATCTCTTGATCAGCATGAGTCAAGACTTCTTCGTTCCCTACCAGGTGATTGCTAAAAATGTTTTGTTTCAATTCTAACTCCTCATCATCATTGTCATCATCGTCATCGTAATCGTCATCGTCGTCTTCTAGGCCTTCAAGCAACATAATAACTGCCGCCAACTGTTCCTCGTTCAGACTCCCAAGTACATCGCCAACGGTCTTATCCTTTTGGTTGATAGCTTCGTTTTTCATCTCTTCCTCCTCGTAATCTACAACGTCTTCGCTTGCATGGATGAGGGTGTCTAGGGTAATAACCCCTTTCTCCTCGTCGGTCTCCCCGTGGGTAATTATCGACTCGATGGTCGCCCCAGGGTTTGCTCCGGCTAAGACTAGGCTAACCTCATAAATTTGCCCGTGAATAACGTCATTGCCATTGCGTTTAATCTTACGCGCGCCAATTGACATCGAGATAATATCGCCATGACGAACCATCTCTTTTGCGCTCTTGGCTTCTTCTGTATCATTAAAATGGCCGTAGCCATAGATACCCTGCTTGTGGTTTTGTAGAACAACATGCCCTAGCACATTAGTCGGACTGGTATAGTTGTGGTTCCATACCAAAGGAACCTTCGTACCATCGTTATCTTTAAACGCGTCTTGTTTAATCGTAACGCCGTCTGTACAATGGATGTCGTTCTTCGTTACCCACCCTGCAAAATCATGTTTAGATTTTGGCACTGTAACCCTCCTTAGAATTTTGTAACCATTTTGAATTAGACTGGCCCCGCATTGGGGTCTTCCGCACTATCAATCGGAACTTCTTTCTCGACACTATCGCTCGGCACTTCTTTCTTGACGCCACTCGGCATCTGGTTAGTTGGTGCGATGTTTGGATTGGACAATTGGTCCGCCAAAGGATCGTTAGATGGTGCAAACCCAACGAGCTTACGAATCTCATTAGAAGTTGCAATCTGGTTTCTTCGGAAGGTGTCGCCAAGGGTTGCAATCTGTTCTACCGGCACAAGCTTAAAGTTATTCCGGTAAACGTTCAGTCTATGCCCTTGCGTGCGAGCAGTCTTTGTCAAAAACTTCCTTTCGAACTCTTTTACGATGAATTCTACAATTGGGTCAACAGTCCTGTTGTAGTAGTTGCGCATCTCAACTTCGCTTGCTGTCCCATTAAAAACGTTAGCCGTTAGCCCAAGTTGATTGTAGAATTGTTCCGTCAAAAGTTTCACATTCTCAAGAAGCTGGTTATTAGCCGGCCTGTTAAGTTGCACCACCTTCTCAGTACCATCAACATATGCTATACCATGTTGTCCGTCCTGTAACTGAGACGTGATGCTTTCCAGCCGCTCTTTTGCCATACCCTTCTGGTACTCACTTCGAATGGCGAAAGGCAACTGAATTAGAATATCTAGCCTACCGGAAGAAACCATTGCGTCAAAGTTGTCAATGAGATTCATCTTAGTTAACAATCGTTGAAGCGTCGAGTTCGGCTCATTAATTACCGCATATAGTGGATTCTCAATGATAGCGACTGTCTGTTTCGGTAGCCAGATGTCTTGAAACTGCCCCGTCTTATCGTTGTACACACGAACCTTGACTGAATTAGTCCTGAACTCCAATAACCTTGCTGTTCGCATCGTATTGACGTCAAATGAACCAGAAAGTTTAGGATTTATCGTCGTGTCTACAGGAACAATCGCAACGCTGCCTTCATCGAACATTGAATACACAATATCATGAATGAACGAGAGGTTTGTCTGGTCTGAGTTAGCCTCTGTGTTTAAACAGTAATTGAGACCGGACTTTATCTTCTCTAAATCTCCCGTTTTCTCGTCCTCTTTAACATGCTCAAAGGTGGTTGTGGCCACATCCAAGGCTATGCGATTGTAGATAGCGGAGGCGAAGGCTGACGTCGTTGGATTAATAGATCGTCTTCCTTTTGATGGATATGCTGGGAAGTCATTTAACAGGGGTTGATGCGTGTCGCCCTGAAATGCATTCCAGGCATGTTGTATCCTATCGAGTAGCTTCATTCAAAAGCCTCCTGGTTCCTAGTATATGCTACCCATGCGTCGAGTAGCGCCGCTACATTATCTATTTTTTCTATACTTCGCTTCTTAGATAATTTTCTATTCCCATTTGTGTCTTCTATTGCTATGGCGTTACCCATAGCAAATTTCATTAATTCTTCATCAAATATGAGTAACCTATCTTCGGCCATATAGCCAAGTTCTCCGAGAGGTACAGATTCTGTCTTCACGCCCTGACGGACTACCTCTACACCGTAACTCCCATAACGAAGCGTCCACCAGTTTACAAACCACGCAGCATTATATGGGTCGTAACCCAAAGCTATCGGCGCATACTGGTGTTTAACCATATAGTCCTCTAGGTCCTCAGCCACCTCTTCCATGTTTAACACTGCACCCTCCATAATAACTAGGGTCCTCTCGTCAACAAACTCGTCGTACTTTTTACGCATGGCTAGGGGTAGCTTTCTAACTTTTAGATCCGAAACATAGGACCTTGTCTTAACGCCGTACCTACCACCACCAAGCGGAAATAAGAATGTAAACGCGCAGAAGTCGTCCCCTTGGGAAAGGTCGGCGCCGACGGCGCACGGTAATCCATCGAAGTTTTGTCTTGGGTGTAGTTCTGTTTGTTCGTAAGTGAAGAAATATGTTAAGCCCTCGACCGGTACTCCAAATCGCTTGGCAAGTATTTCGTTTCTGGAGCTAGGTACAGCCTCCATTCTTCGAACTTCTTTCTCATAGGTGTCATAAGAAACGGTGGCGCCTAGATTTGGATTCGCTTTTAGCCATAATTCTGGGTTCGAAACCTCGCGAATATCGTCTAATCGATAGTACCAGATGGAAACATTAGGGGCAAAATATTCACCTCTAAGAATTGACATGAGCTCCATCTTAATACTGTCCCCGACACCATCGCGCTCATTACCCTCTGAGCTTGTAGCGATAATAAGATAGTCGTCCACCTTACTAGCACCTTGTTCAAGAGCGCCTATGACATCCTCCTTAACATGGCCGGATAACCACTCATCCACCGTATTTAGTTTGGTACCAAGACCTTGGAGTTTGTCTACGGACATTGGACGAACTTCACAGAGTGAGTTTGTTATAAAATTCTCTATACCCTTCTTTGTTGGCGATAGTTTCTGCTTCGTATAGGTGTTTGAAAGTTTTGACCCGGAAGTCAGATACTTATATAAAGGGCCTCGTGACCTTGATATGGAGGTTCGCATTGGGGCAATAGTTTCCTCAGCTTGCTTCATGGTAGGCGCGGTGATAACCTGGTGGGTTGTTGTTGTATCCACGTTTAAGAAATATGAATGGACAGTACTACAATACATAGATTTGGCAGCTCCGCGAGCAACTATCAAATACTGTTTATTGGTTAAACGCTTTTTTATCGTTACTAACTCATACCGCCGCCTCTCTGGATTCCAAACCTTCTCATCTACGAAATAAAACCAAGCAAGTGCACACTCCGCCCATAGTCTGAATGTGGGTAGCAGCGTGAGGTCTGCGCCGTCAGTCAGTGTGAGTTCCGATTCGCAAAAATCGACGTATCCTTGGATCGCTTCATCGTCGTAATAGTAATCTGGGGACTCTATCAAAAAATCAATGCGGTTCATCTCCATTGAGATTTCCTGATTTACCGGTATTTCACCTCTCAAAACGGCTTGACGAAACGCTCCATACTCGACAGGGACGGCCGTATTGGATAGAGCCATGAATATCACCTACTTTTTCTATGCGTTTCTACTTCTGTTTGCCTAGGTCAAGTTTCATATCAGTTAACCCGCCCCATACTGGATCATTCTTGATCTCCTTTGCGGTTGCTTCTTTAACAACCTTGAATCCTAGTTTTGTGTAAATATGGCGAGCATCTGGAGAATTGCCTGGGACTTCTAAAGTCACCTGGTTACACCCTTGTTGTTTTGCAAACTTAACCGCGGCTTTCATCGTCGCTGTGGCATATCCCTTTCCTCTTGCCGATTCATTAACCCCAACCCACATAACGTTTAATGAATCTTTTGATTCGCGAGTCCATGTTGTTTCGCCAACAACTTTCCCACTCTTATCAGAGATCTGAAAATATTCACTATCCCTGATGTTTTCAGCAATCGATCTGTTATGTCTCGCTAGAAATTTTGCGAATTTTGGAGTTGGTTCACCGTTTAAACGAAGCGTGTCTCCATTCTTCATTCTAACAGTTAGGTCTGAGGTCTTGTCCTTGATGATAACGCCATGTTTTGGTATCTTTTGCGCATTTGACGAAGTTTTACCACCAGAACGATCCTTCCTTACACCCCACTTCATACCTTTTATGCCGTAGTGTAGTAAAAACTCTTTTTGTGTCATGTGTTTAACCTCCTCCAGACTTATTTATTACCGCTTTTCTCAATCTTTGTCTGAACCACCGGCTTCAACAGTGTTTGTCCAAAGGCCTCAACGACTTCAACTCTTACCCGCTTATCACCAGATGGGCTTTTATTATCTGGGGCAGCGTCTAGTCGTTTATTGATGGCGTCCACAACGGATTTAGTATAAATTTTCCCCATTTCTTCATCCGATACGTACTTCTTTTTACCTATCACCTTTTGGGCTTTCACCAATGCTTCCTTAGTGATTGTTGGGTCTGCTGCGTATTTCTTCAGTAATGCATCAGGTTGCGTACGCGCCCATTCGTTTTCTTTCTTTTCCAGTTGCTTTGCTTTAGCGTTTTCTTTCTTTTCCAGTTGCTTTGCTTTAGCGTTTTCTTTCTTTTCTCTTTTCTTCGCAGCAACTTGTGATTTAACCTTGGCGTTAATACCTTCTATTTCCTTTGTACTATACCCGATAGCTCGCTTCCTTGCTTTTTGTGCTGCAGTCTTACTACTCTTAAAGTTCGCATTAATAGCTCTATTATTAAGAATCGGGTGTCTAACGTTAAGAGCGACATTTCCGCCAAGAGCTTTTGCGTATCGCCCGG